CCGAGGGCGGCCGCGGTGTAGGCGGCCCGCTGCGCCTCCCGCATGGCGTAGGCGCCCTGCCCGTAGAACGCGGCCTCGAGGGCTTTGCGGATGTGCTCGATGAGTGCCTTCAGTTCGGCCTGCCCGGGGATGGTCTGGCCGGGTGTGGTGGCGAAGGTCCAGCGGCGGGTGGCGTCTGCCTCTGCAGCGGTGAGGGCCTGGGCGAGGGGGCGGGCTGCTGCTGCGGCGTGGCGCTGCTCGAGGCCGCGGAGTTGAGCGGGCTGCCGCTGCGCGAGGTCGGCGATGCTCGCGGTGGGCTCTGCCACAACCACCACCCCACTTCCTTGGATTCAAAGGTAATCTTGCACTTACGCCTTTGATTGTGCACCATGGCTCTTGGGTTTGGGTTAGCATCCATGCCAGACGTGCGCGGACAAGGCGCCGCACACCGCACGTCCAGGCAGCCCAAGGAGGCTCTGAGATGTCGACCCCCGCCCAGCCCGACAGCACCGCGACGGACCCGAGCACCCAGCCGGCCACCCCGACGCAGCCCGAAGGCGCTGCACCGACTCCGCCAGAGCCGGCCGCACCCGCAACGCCCCCCGCTCCGCCCGCATCTCCCGCCGAACCGGCCCCGGCCACCGAGCCACCCGCCGAACCCAAGGGGAAGACCCCCAAGTTCGAGGGCGAGTTCGACCCGGCCAAGTTCGAGCGCCTCGTGGAGAACCTTCGCGGCGAAGTCGCCAGCGAGAGGTCCAAGCGCGAGTCCGCAGAGAGGGCAGCCGAACAGCGAGCCCAAGAGCAGCAGGCCGAACTCATCAAAAAGTTCGCCGCCGCCTTCGGATTCGACACCGGCGAGGAGAAGCCGCCCACCCCCGAGGAGCTCACCCAGAAGCTGGCTCAGGAGCAGGCCCGAACCAAGGAGTTCGAGGCCACCGCCCGCCAGCGCGAGGTGGAGCTCGCCGTCTACCGGTCAGCCGCCAAGCACGGCGGTGACCCGGACGCTCTCCTCGACTCCCGCGGCTTCGCCAGCGCGGTCGCCAAGCTCGACCCGGCCTCCGACACGTTCGCAGCCGACATCGAGAAGGCCGTCACCCAGGCCGTCGAGGCGAACCCGAAGCTCGCCGCCCAGAAGCTGGCCGAGCCGAAGCCCGCAGTCCCTGCGGGTGGAGCGCCGATGACCGGAGCCCCCGGCGGGAAGCGGCAGCTGGGTGCGGAGGACGCGAAGCGGATGACCCCCGAACAAATCCAGAAGGCCGTCGAAGAAGGACGCTTCACCGCGTACCTGGGCGGCGGCCGGTAGGCATTAGGAGCCTCCGTTGTCGATCAACAACTTCAAGCCGGAGATCTGGAGCGCGCAGCTCCTGATGTCTCTCCGCAACAGCCTGGTCTACGCCCAGCCGCAGATCGTCAACCGCAACTACGAGGGCGAGATCACCTCCCGCGGCCAGTCGGTGCACATCACCACCATCGGCGACCCGACGATCTTCGACTACGACTCGGGTGACACCCTCAACTACGAGGACGTCGAAACCGCGGGCACCGACCTGGTCATCGACCAGGCCAAGGCGTTCGCGTTCAAGCTCGACGACGTCGACAAGGCGCAGGCCCTGCTCAACCCGATGCAGCAGATGGCGCAGAACGCCGCCTACGGGCTCCGCGACAAGGCCGACGCCTACGTCGCCTCCCTCTACACGGGTGTCGCCTCCGCGAACGTCATCGGCTCCACCGGCTCCCCGATCGACACCTACAGCACGCCGACCGACGCCTACAGCAAGGTCCTCGTGCCGCTGCGCACCAAGCTCAACCGCGCCAACGTGCCGAGCGAGGGCCGCTACGTCGTCGCCAGCCCCGAGTTCATCGGCTCCATGCTCAACGACGACCGCTTCATCCGCGCCGACGCCTCCGCCACCACCGAAGGCCTGCGCAACGGCTTCGTCGGACGCGCCGCCGGATTCGACATCCTCGAGTCCAACAACACCCCCAACCCGTCGGGTGACACGCAGGTCATCATGGCCGGCTACCCGGGCGCCATCACCTACGCCGAGCAGATCCTCGAGACCGAGGCCCTGCGCCTGCAGTCCACCATCGCCGACGCGATCCGCGGCCTGCACGTCTACGGCGGCAAGCTGCTGCGCCCCACCGGCATCGCCGTCGCCTTCGTCAACCCCGCCGCCTGAGCCCTCCCAGGGCACCGAAACCCTTCGTGCGCTGACCCCCTAGGAGGCTCCTCATGGCGCGCACCGCCGTCAGCTACACCGCTCTCACCCCCAACGGCAACACCTCCGACGTGGCCGGGACGACCATCGACGCGACCCTCGTCACGAACGGTGTCGTCATCAACGGCGTCGACCCCGAGCGCACCCTGCTCCGGGTCGCCAACACCGCCGGCACCGAAAAGGACGTCATCGTCCGTACCGGCTCCGGAGTCCAGTCGTGGATGGCCGGGCAGGGCGACCTCACCGTCCCCGTCGCCGCGTCCACCGGCAAGGAGTTCGTCGGCCCGTTCACCTCCGCCCGCTTCCAGCAGGCCGGCTCCAAGCTGCACGTCGATTTCGAGTCCGGGTTCACCGGCACCATCACCGTGTTCAAGCTGCCGAAGGCGTTCTGACCATGGGATCCCGCGAGTACGAGGGGACGGGTGGGCTGCGGCTCACCCTGGACGATCCTCCGACCCCCGAGATGGCCAAGCAGATCGCCCGCGGTGACCTGCGCCCCGTCGACGGCAAAACGCCTGAGGTGGAGGCCGGCGACAAGTCTCTGGTCGTCGTGCACGGCTCGGAGGCCGACACCGTCAACCGGGTCGGTGTGCACCGCCGCGCCCCCGGCGAGAAGCCGGGCGATGACGCGCTGCCGGGCGCGTGGGCCACCTACGCCGTCGCGCTGGGCCTGAACGCCTCGCAGGCAGCCACGCTGTCGCTGACCCAGCTGCAGGAGTGGGTTGCCGCCCACGAGGAGACCCTCGGCGAGGGAGCTGAGGCGCCGGTACCGGCCGTCGATGCCGACTCGGCGGACGCTCTCGTCCCGCACCCGGTGTCCGGGCCGGCCGACGTCGACAAGCCCGCGAAGAACGCCCCCGTCGCCGACTGGCGCACGTACGCGATCGCGCTCGGAATGGACCCCGACGACGCCAAGACCGCCACCAAGACCGAGTGCCAGGAGTACGCGCAGGTCGTCGAGGACGCCCGCAACGAGCAGCAGCCCCAGCCCGAGACCGAGAGCGAGGAGTAGGAGACCGTGCCGTACGCGACCGTCAGCGCTCTCGAGGAGTGGCTCGCCCCCGAGCCCGCTCCGGCGAACGCCGTGCGCCTGCTCACCAGGGCGTCCACGGCAATCGACCGCGCGCTGCACGGCCTCGCCTACGACCGCACCGACCCCGACGTCCTCAAGACCCTCTCCGACGCCTGCGTGCAGCAGGTGCAGTGGGTGATCGACCGCGGTGATGAGACCGGGGCGCTGGAGGACGTGCAGTCCATGTCCACCGGGCAGCGTTCCTTCACCCGCCGCGCCCCCCGAAACGACGCCGGTGGCCAGAGCGCGCGCCTGTGCCGGGCCGCCGCCGACGTCCTCATCGCCTCCGGGCACTTCGACCGCTTCGTGTGGGTGGAGGGCTGATGCCGGGCAACATCGGCCGCCAGACGGTCACCCTTCTCGAAGTCGCGCTCGTCGCCGGCGACTACAACACCCAGGTCCGGGACTGGGAGCACTCCACCCAGACCCCGGTGTCGGGGTGCACCGTCGACTACACGGCCGCCCGCGAGAACAAGCAGGCCGCCAACCAGACCGTCACCAGCGCGACGCTCGACCTACCGGCCAGCGCACCCCGCGTAACGGCTCACCACCGCGTCGTGTGGGACGGCCGCACCTGGGAGGTCGACGGCGTCCCCCGCACCGTCGAGGCGTCCGGCCCGCTGTCCGGGCAGACCGTGACCCTGCTGGAGGTGAGCGGCTGATGGCCACCGAAGTCCACATCGACTTCGAACCCGCCTATGAGGCCATCGAGTTCGAACTGCCCCTCGACCCCCAGGTGCAGGCCGACCTCACAGCGCGCATGCAGCGCGTCGAGGAGATCGCCAAAACGACGGCGCCCGTCGACACCGGCGAATACCGCGACAAGATCCACGTCGTGGAGGAGCCTGACGCGGACGGTACCCGGCACGTCGACGCCGACGCCGACCACTCCTACTACGTCGAGCACGGCACCCGGC